CCCCATTTTTTTACAGAGGATTTAGCATGTATGTTAGGATGTGCCATAATTAGTTTGTTTTTTCAAGTAGCTCACCTTCATGGTAATAGTCTTCTGTTTTAGTATAACGTATACTATTATATACTTTATATTTACCAGAAGGAACTATTATACATAAAGTACCATACCCACCATCATTGTTCCACCAATCTTCAATATCATCTAAGATACAATCAGTAACAAATTCTTCTAATTTTACATATATCTCTGGAAATACTTTACCTAAACTTCCTGCACCATCCCACGCATCTATTTGAGTTATTTCATCAAATGCCGTATCTTCAACATCACTTAATTTATTTTTTGTAAACACTGCAGATTCAATACAACCACTATCCCCACTACCTTCATAATATATATTTACTCCTGTAACACCTGCTTGATGAAGTTCAAATAGGATTGCCATAATATCTGTTTCTTCTATAACCTTTTTTTCCATAACTTTTTATGATTTAAATTTGTAAAATTTACCTAATATGTTTCCATTTAGGTATTCTTCTTTTTCTAAGACTTCCCTTTGAAATTGAAATTTAGTTTCATAATATGTTAATTCTGTTTTAGAAAAACATATTCTTACTATATATCTTTTTATCGGGACTCCTGCTTTATGTGCATCTTGTAAAACTTTATTACTACTATAATAGTTTTGATAACTTAACTTGGTAATTATTTCATACTTTTTACTACGTTTATCTTTAACAGCAGCTAATTTCTTTTTACCAAATTTTTTCTTTCTATTACTAAAAAAGTTTTTTTTACCTATATAACGTACAGGTTTACCATCAACAATTGCTTCCATCTCATATACAAAACCTATAGCTTCTTCAGGAATCATTTCATCAGTAAATTCTACTGCTTTATACAACCAACTCATAATTTATTTTTTAGTAATTGAAATACTTCTGATCTAACTTTATCTATACCATGATCTTTTATAGAATCTGAAAGATCTTTTGATAATTCTAGATTTATATAATCTATCTTATATTGTTTTTGATATTTTTTGGCTGATTTAATACCAGGCTCATCATTATCAAACAATACAATAATTTTACTAAACTTATCTAAATAAGTTTTCATAAAATTAGTAGGGATTATACTATTCTCACTATCTGGAGCAATACATTCAGTATTACCAATTTGCAATAATTTAAAACACATTAAATCTTTCAGTGATGAAAGTATTATAAGATATTTAAAATCAAATTTTATTTGATCACTACCTTGTATATAATCAGAAACTTTAATAAACTTGTTGTCTTTATTTTTAGGAGTATAGATCTTATATAAAGAACCATCTTCTCTAAAATATCCATAAATAAAATTACCTTTTATACTAAAGGAGTCTAATATTCTACCTTCATCTTCTTTAATCATTTTATAGAAAGACAACGGATGAACATTATAATTACCTAAAACAGTAGAATTTAATTTATAAATCTGCCAATAAGATTTATCTAATGTTGTCCAGTGTCTAATTTCATAATCAGAAATTGCATATTTACTTTCAGGTTTATATTCAAGAGGTACATAAGTATTATTAGAAATATACTCGTTATAATCATCCATTACCTTAAAAGAAGCTCTACCTCTATTTTCTAGGTTGAATAAATGCATAACTAAATTTAAACCGTCCCCACCATATCCTGATGAAAAATCTTTAAATTTATATCTTCCATTGTTATCAATATAGATACACATAGAAGGTACTTTATCTTTACTACTAAATACAGATTTAATCTTTAAACTCTGACCAGAAAGTCTTTCTGTAAGATTTAAATAAAATTCAAACACCCATTCTCTAGGTATTTGATTAAGGTCATTAATAATTATTTTTGTTGAAATCATAGACTAAATTTTAAAAGTTGAGGGGAACCATATGATTCCCCTCTATACTTAATTTATTAGTCTAGAGAAAAATCTTTATTAGATTTCTTTTTAGAAAAGTCATCCCCAAAACTTTCTACTGGTTTATTTTCAAGTTTTTTTAAATGAGTATTCTCATCATAGGTAATAACTTTACCATTTTCAACTTGACCAAATGCATACTTTCCATTTTGTGCTTTTGGTAACCACATGTCATAATTAGTATAACCTGTTTTACCTACATATTCTTTACCTGCCACACAGTATTCAAGATATTTATCTTTAAATGGTGCTTCATCATTAAACGCTTTAACAAAATCTTCAATTGTTTCATGCTCATTATGCTGATTAGCCATCCAATCATTTATACCTAAATTCTTACAAAGATTTTGTAGGAATATTAGAATAGATCTATCTCTTTGGATTTTAATCCCAGATTTAGTTTCACCATCTGCAAATGCATATTGACTAGCTTTTACTCTACCAATTTGTCCAGAATAATTTCCTGCATCTGGATTATTACGATCAATAGAAAAACCATCAAACCCATCAATAGGTTTAGTTTCTACATGTAACATTAAGTGATAAGCATTATCAATAAATTTAAATACATCTAGTGTAATGCTATTAATTTTTAAAATGTTATTTCCTGGACTAATTGTTTTTGGTAAACCAGATCCAGATCCAGTTCCCAAGTCTTCTGTACTTAAAGCCATACTTTTTTCTTTTTTTTTAATTATTAAACAAAAACTTTATCCCATGATGTTTTTATAACACCATCAATCATTTCGGTAATTACTATTTCTTCATTACGTAAGTGTTCTGGACGAGCTCCGCACGTAACTTCATCATTAGTCTTAAAAGACATAATAGTTTGGTTACCCTTTCTATACATATACCCTATTGCATCTGAATTGGCACAAATTAAAGATTTAATTTTACCTGTAAGATCAATATTAGCAGACATAACCATTTCTCCTTTATCATCAACAACTTTGTCTTTGATGTGTCCAGATAAAATAATTGTGGGTGCTAAAGTATCAATAAAATCTAAAACTTGAAAAAATGCTTGACGGATATATAAATATCCTGCACCATTTGCTAAGGTAGTTAAATTATCTCCACTATAGTTTTTACCCATGGGAGTTTGTTTATATTGTTTTATTGCTAAAGGCATTATCATTTCTTCCAATGCTGTTACAGTATCTACAGTTACATATTTATATGGTTTATCAGCTTCTTTAATTGCTTTACCAGTATCTAATAGTTCTTGCAGATCAGTAATTTTTATTTTTAATGCTTCTACATATTCAGCACCATTTTCTAAATCCAAAATTAAATTATCCTTAAGACCTGCAAATGCAGTTGTCTTACCTGTTTTAGGCTTAGAATAAACTAATAATCTTTTTGGATTTACTCTTTCAGCTTTTACTTTTTTTGTTGGTAATACTATTGTACTCATGATATTCTTTTTATTAATTCATCACTTGCATTTTTCAAATTATGTGCAAAATCTATTAAAGCTTTTTTAAATTCATCATCATTTATTACTTTATTAGATGGAAACTCTTCTTCAAAATCAGGAAACAATGTAGTAGATTTTTGTAGTTCAGGAATTTCTGATTTAGCATCTTCTTTTCTTTTTTCATATAAGCTATGACTAATTTCTTGCCCACTTCTTAATACTACTGACATTTCATTTACGGGTACCAGAAACTTCTTATCTGGATTACCTTTAGAATCATATTGTTCAATGCAATCATATTCTTCATTATAGTACGGATTATACTTTAGCTTAAATAACTGTCTATCATCATTCATGGGGATCATATCTGTACTCTTCCCATTATCATCATAAACATTATCATAGAACTCAATATATATATCCTCTTCTTTTTTCAATTCCCATTCAAAAAATTGACATTGTCTACCATATTTACCTTTCTTAAAAAAGGCTGTTTTAATAGTAAAAAATGGATCAGCAATACCTATTGCTTTAAAAGCATCCATATGTTGTGTATAAAATTCTCTTTCTTTTTCTTTTCTTTTACTCATTTCATAGTATTTAGTATTGGTTCATTGTTTTTATTGTTTCTCTACCTGGAGTATTCATTTCTTCTATTCTCATTGTAGTTCTATCTAATTTGAAAAAACTAGTTCTAATAAGACCATTACGTGATTTTAAGAAATGAAACACTAAAGTATCAGGGTCTTCAATGATAAATTTTTCAGGTCCATACTTTCTTATTTTTCTTATAGAAGGTTTATTTATCCCCATTACTATATCTGCATGTTGTAATAAAGCATCTGAACCATAAATATCAGAATCTAAAACATAGTTTCCATACGTACCTTCTATCTGTCTTTTGGGATCATCAATATTCCTATTTAATTGACTTAATACTACAAAAGCAACAGGATAGTTTTTCTTCATCATAGTCAATGCTTCTCCTAATGCATTTAACATTGCAAATTTATCTTTCTGACCAAAGTCTACAGCAAATAAAGCTGAATGATCTATTGTAACTAGCATGTTCTGATATGCACCATTAGATTTTTTATGTCTTTCAAATTCATAATGAATTGAAGCGCACATCTCTTTAACAGTACATACATCATAGATTACATTTATAATATCATTCCTAGAACTTTCTTTATAATAATCTACACACTTGTCATAAATACCTCTATCAACTAATTTTCCATCTTTACTCATTAATGTATTATAATCAGCACCTGTAATCAGACCAAACTTTCTTATAGCACTAGTTTCATCTACCATTTCCATTTGGAACTTAAGAATTCTAAACACTTGATTAGTGTTTATCTTAACAATATCTGAAACTAATTGGTCCATAAAAAGTGTTTTACCAGTACCAGGTCTTGCACCCACTACAGTAATTGTTTTCCATTCAAGTCCATCACAAAAAGCATCATTAAATTTAGGCCAAGAACTTATTAAAGAAGGTAGTTTACCTTCTCTTCTTGCTTTCATTTTAATAAGACCTTTTTCTAGACTCTCTCTTTCACTAACTGGTAATAAGTGCTTAGCACCATCAAAGAGTTTTGGCATATTAATTTGTTTATATAATTAATTCTTCAAAAGGGTTTTCATCATTTTCAGGAGCATCATTTAAATACTCACAATAGACAGCTAGATCAGAGTCCCAAGATTTATCCACATTCTGTTTTCTAATAAAGTAACGAGATGTCCTCATATAATCATAATTCTTAGTTTCATATTCACCAATATACTTCTGAGTTGCAGAAAATATAGTTTGCCAATCATATTCATAATTCTCAAAGAACCATCTAAAAGCATTTTCCAAACTTTTAGCAGGTACTCTTGCATATTTACCAGATGATAACTTTTTATTAGGGAATAATTTTACATATGCATCTATATTCTGCATGAAATTATCACCCATTAAAATTTTAGAAGTTTTCTTCTTAGATTTCTTAAAGTAAGCATCAATCTTAGTCATAAAAATAATACTTTTCGTAGTCAATTCCAAATTATCATCAATCCATTCTTGATTACTTAACCTCTTACATTCTAGCTCTTTAGATACTATTTTAGAGGGTACTATATTTTCTTTTATACAATATAAAATATAAAAAGAATTTGGTGTTAAATTCTCTTTAATCAATAAATTAAATATTTCATTCATAATTACCAAATTATAGGTTCTCCATTTAATTTATTCGATAAGCTAGATACTTTAGTAAATAGATTATCACAATCCCACTTAGACCCGTTATAAGCAGCAGAAGCAGGATGTTTAACAAAAAACTTATGATTATTGTCATTAGTAAGTTCAGACCATTCTTCAGCTTTTTTTCCCATATAGGCATAAATTAATCCAGTATTATAATTAGTTAACCAATCAAGTAAATAAGCAGTAAAAGGTTTCCATATATCATAATGACTACCTATTTTACCTACCTCAACTGTTAACGCTGTGTTTAACATAAGAATACCTTGATTAGACCATCTTTTAAGATCTGGATCCCAAGAATGACCTTCACCAGGATAAACAGTGTCTTCAACTGCTTTAAAAATATATCTTAAAGATGGTTTTTCTTTTCCTGTATTAGAACAAGAAAAAGCTATACCATCTGCAACTCCTAATTGAGGGTAGGGATCTTGTCCTATCATAACAACTTTTAAATCATTATAAGGACATTCTTCAAATGCTCTAAAGACTTGTTTTAATGGAGGAGTAAATCTTTTATCTGATTGACTGAGATCCCATAATTTTTTAATTATGTTGTCAAAGTCACTACTAAATATAAAAGATTTAAATACTCTATCCCACCCACTAGGTTTTAATTTTTCAAACAATTTAAGTTTAATTTCTTCTAATTGCATATTTTTATTATTTTTGTTAAAATTCATTATTATGATAAAAGTAAAAGAGTTAAAAGATGATGCAATGCTTGACGTAAAAGTAAATAAAAGTTACTATATGATGGCAAAAGCAGCATCTTACACAATATTAAAAGGAATGAATATTCCAGATAAAGAAAATGGTGATGAGTATTTTAAGAAAATCATGAATGATAAATATGAAAATCTTGATGATGATCAACGAGCATTTTATACTATTGTTCTTTTACTAGCTGAAATAGAAAAACAAGCTACTGAAAATAACTTATTTATAGAAAAAGAAGTTCTTCAACCTGGTGATGAAGGATATGAAGAACCTAAACTTGAATCTAATGAAGGTTTAGATTAAAATAATTTTTACCTAAATCTATACAAGCTTCAATAGCAAACATTAATTCGTCTTTACTACAGTCAGCAAAAGATTTATCTTCAAATCCTGCTTCTTTCTTTATAATATTTTTCATATCGTCAAATGTATTACCAGATTCTTTTGCTAATTCTCTAATACACGCATGTACTTTTGCAAGTTGTGCTGTACTTTTATCTGAACTAGCCAAATCTATATACATTTCAACTTTTTGACCCTCTTTTAACTTACCTATAAAAATCTCATAGGATAATTTATCTTTTGGGGAATCATATACAATTTTACCGTCTTTCTTTATAAATTTTCCACTAAACATTATTAACAAATTATATTGTTCAACACTTCTATAAATTGATTAAAATTATAAATATTAGAAATTTTAATACTAGGGATCTCATAACATTTAAGTTCCCAGTTATCATTTTTAACATCCTTACTATCTGTACTATGTAGTAAGACATTTTTACAAACCTCTTTAATATAATAATAGTAATCAAAACCGTTTTGACTTTCTTCATTCTTAACTATGATTTTTTCAAAGCCAAGTTTAATTAAATCTGTTTCTGCTATACTTCCCATTTTGGATCTTTAATTTTTTTACCATTTGAAACAGTATTAAAATTATTTTTAATATCATCTGATATATCTTTATCACAAACTTCAACTTCAATTTTAATTCCAACAGCATTTAATTTTTCAATTAATAAATCATTTTCCAACTTATGCTTATGTGCCATCCAAACAAAATAGTTCATTGATCTTATATTATTTAATACAAAATCACGAATTACTCTTGTTCTTTGTTTAGAAAGATTTTTTACTTTTCTCTCTAAAACATTAGCTATTTCTAAATCTGACATTCCATTTAAATGTGCAATAATAATATCATCATTATATGGAGCATATTCTCTACCATGCTCATTATATTGTTTATTACTTGATTTCTGATTTTTACTCATACTTTAAATATTATGAACCACATGAAAGACATTCATCATCATCTAGCTCGGGTTGTTCAACAATTTTAGGATTTAAAATTTTCTTTAGCTCATAAATTTCTTGATGAATTTCTGAGTCAATAAGTAAATTTCCTGTTAGTTTACTTTTTAATTGTTTAATTTGAATTTCTATTTTTATTTCATCCATACTATCTAGTTAAAATTAAATACATTATAATAATCTTCAAAAATAAACTAATGCAAGCAAATAAGTAAGCTTTTTTTCTTTGTGTTCTTCTATTTATCTTCTAATGATTTAATAACCTTACTTAATTTTTTAATTAGCCATTTATGTTCTGGATGTTTTTTTGTAGCTAATAGTCTAAAACTAATCTCTTCTGCTAGTTCAACTATCTCCTTTTCTTTTTTTTCTTTTTTTAACTTAAGATAGTTATTAGGATAATTATCCATCCAATTCCATTCTTTACCACTGTTAATCATTTCTTTCTGTATTTTTTTATACCTACTTAACTTACTTTCTATTGTTCTGCAACCACTATAGTCACCGTAAGGACCTTCAGTAGAAATACGTGCAAAATCTAACATGTCTTTATCAGTCCACATTTTTATAACATCTTTATCAGCCATCTTTATATCTTTTTTTATAGATCCTTATTTTATAACCCAATATGTTAAATTTAAATACTGTTTTATATTCAGTCATCTTTGTTTAAGATTAAATATTCTTCTGTTAAACCTGCTTCTGATACTTGATTACCTTCATTATCTGCAACATAAAATCCATAACATGTATAAATTTCTGCTGAAAATTCACCAAAAGCTACATAACCTTCTCTAAATGTATTTTGATTTTCAGTACCATAGTCTAAACCATACCATACTTTATCACCTACTTTATAAGTAGTTTCTTTAATTTTTATTTCTTCTTTACTCATCTTCTTTCGGTTTTAATAGTTTAACTGCTTTTTTAAAACCAAATACAAAACCTTTCCATAAGTCAGTACTGAATTCACCATAACTTTCTGCTTTAGCAAACTCTAATGCTAAATCTTCTATTTCTTTATCACTCTTCTTTGTTTTGGTTTTGTGTAGTTTTTGCATTTACTACATTTATATAATCTTCTTGTATCAATAGATGCAACTAAAATTAATTCCTCATTACAACAAGGACTTATTAATTCACTCATCTTCTTTCGGTTTTAATGGTTTACCTGTTTGTTCTATAAATGGTTTATCCTGTATCATTTTATTTTTATACAATTCTTTAAGTGTCATTTTAGGATATTTTTTTAATAACTCTTCTTTATTTGCTGTTAAATATAATTTACTCATCTTCTTTTATTTTTACAAATTCTCCTGGCATATCTTCATCAATATCAGCAGTTCTATCTTCTAA